CATTGATGCGGCACAAATTGCCGTCGGGTTCACTCGGTTTGCGCGCGGTATAACCTATCGCACGCCACGGGAACTTGATGAGTGGCTTGCCGACACTAACAACTGGATTGCATCCGCCCAGCGGGCAGCTGAGTCTGGCGTGTTCCCCATGAACGACAAATCCTGCCATCAATATGGAGGGTGCCCATTCCTCAAAATCTGTAACTCTGATCCCGCCACACGAGAATCCAAACTTGCATCCGAATATGAGGTGCGGCAATGGAACCCACTAGAGAGTCGATAGACGAAACAATCGCTGAACTTCGACGCCAAGCTGCTATCTGGTTTAACAATCGAACCCTTCTTCTACTCGAACAACTTATAGAGGACTACCGATGCCTTCGCTCGAGAACCACGCTTCTGCCAAATTCGTCAAACTCCTCGTCGTCGGAAACTCCGGAACCGGAAAGTCCGGCGCTCTAGTCTCCCTCGCTAAGGCCGGCTACAAACTTCGTATACTCGATTTCGATAACGGCCTGGACATTTTGGCTAGCGTTCTTCGCCGCGAGAAGCCGGATGCGTTGAAGAACGTTGAGTATGTCACCCTGCGCGACAAAATAAAAGCCTCTCCAACCGGCCCCGTTCTTGACGGAATGCCTAACGCCTTCGTCAATGCGATGAAGATGCTCGACAACTGGGATCCGGCCGCTATCAAACAAGAAGGCGCTGCATTCGGCCCGCCTGCGTCGTGGGGACCGGAGGCCGTCCTTGTAATTGATACCCTCACCTTCCTTTCCGCGGCTGCGTTTAACCAGGCTCGCGCCCTCAATCCATCCGCCAAAGAGCCCCGTCAGTGGTTCTTTGAGGCGCAGAAGGCGATTCTTCAAGTCCTTGGCCTCATAACTTCCGAGGCGTTCGCAACGAATGTTATTGTCAACGCCCACATCGACTACATTGACCTCCCCGACGGAATGAAAAAAGGCTTTCCTTCTTCCGTCGGCCAAGCTATCGGCAAGGAAATTCCTGCCTACTTCAACCACGTAGCTTTGGCGGAGTCAGTCGGCACTCCGCCGAAGAGATTAATCCGAACGGTTTCAACCGCGCTGATTGATCTCAAATCGCCGGCGGCCTTCAAGCTAGCTCCGTCGCTTCCGCTTGAGACCGCTCTCGCCGATTTCTTCAAAACCGCAAGAGAGTAACCATCATGGCTTTCAACTTTCAAGAAGTTCTGTCTCAGCCCGCCGCCGAAATTGAGAAGCCCAAGCCCCTCCCAGTCGGCCACTATATCTGCATCATTGACGGCCCGTTCAAGCCTGGCGAAACCAAAGACTCGAAAGGCTTTGTTGAGTTCAAGCTCAAGCCTCTCGCGCCCGACGCGGACGTGGATATGGAGGAGCTGAGTTCGCAGAAGGGCATCGGCATCCGCACCCTCCGCTACACTCTTTGGCTGGAGGACGAGAGCCGCTGGCGGATTGTCGAGTTCGGCGAGAAGCTCGGCCTCGATGCAAAGAGTATGACGATTGGTCAGATTCTTTCGGAGGCGACCGGCCGACAGATTAAGGCCAAAGTTAAGCACACCGTCTCGGCCGACGGCACCCAGATCTACGCGAACGTCGAAAGCGTTCACGCAATCTAATTCAATTGTGAGGAGCGCAAATGCTCCTCACTTCTCTTTGAGGCGACAATGACCTCTGGCACTTTTCGAACTGTTCCTATCTCCGAAATCATCGTAAACAGGGAGGCTCGCCAGCGGCGAGAGCTTCCAAACACTTCCGACCTCGCCGACTCAATTGCCCGCAATGGACTGATCCACCCAATCGTCGTCGCCCCGGATATGACACTCGTAGCAGGCGAACGACGCCTAACTGCATGTAAGTCCCTCGGATGGACTGACATTCCCGTTCAATTCACCTCCGATCTTTCCGTCGAGGAACTTCGAACAATTGAACTCGAAGAGAATATAAAGCGCGTTGACATTCCTTGGCAGGACCAAGTCCGCGCCGTTGAAGAACTCCACAAAATCAAATCCAAAAATCCAGAGTGGTCGGCCGATAAAACCGCAGCCCTCATAGGATTGTCCGCGCGGCAGACTTATAAGTTTCTTCAAGTAGCGAAGGAACTCGGGGACAAGAAAGTTGCCACTGCCAACACTTTCTCGATCGCTCAAAATATTGTGACGCAAAAAGCCGAGCGCGCTGCCGCAAGTGCAATCTCTGCAATTCGTGACACCACAACCACTCCCGATCTTATCCTTGTCGAGGACTTCACCAAGTGGGCACCGAATTATTCTGGCCCAAAATTCAACCTTATTCACTGTGACTTCCCTTATGGAGTCAATATGCATAAATCCGCTCAGGGCTCGCATATAGAAGTCCTTGGAGGCTACCTTGACACGCACGACGTCTATTGGAATCTAGTCGATACTCTTATCACTCACCAGTCCAATTTTGTTGCCGATTCCGCGCACATGATCTTTTGGTTCAGCATGAATTACTATACTGAAACCATAGAACGACTTAATGCTGCCGGCTGGACTGTGATCCCACATCCACTCATTTGGGCAAAAACTGATAACGTAGGTATTCTTTCTGACCCAGCCCGCCGGCCCAGGCATATCTACGAAACGGCGTTACTCGCCCACCGTGGGGACCGTAAGCTTGTGCGCGCGAAGAGCGACTTTGTGGGGCATCCTACAACAAAAGAGTTCCACGTCTCAGAAAAACCAGAGCCTGTTCTTACGCATTTTATGGAGATGCTTGTAGACGATACTACGACATTGCTCGATCCGACTGCGGGCAGTGGGACAGCTCTTCGTGTGGCACGGCGTTTGGGAGCAGTTAATTTACTTGGATTAGAAATCAATCCAGACTTCGCCGCCCAAGCCAACGCGAGGTTGAAATGAAACTTGCCATCGTAGGCGAAGCGTGGGGCGCAGAAGAGGCTAAGGTTCGTATGCCGTTTGTTGGCGCTTCTGGCTATCTTCTTGACCAGCTTCTTAAATCAGCTGGCATTGCCAGGCATGAGTGCCTCATCACCAACGTTTTCAATCTCAAACCGGAGCCGACAAGTGACATCGCTAACCTCTGTGGCCCTAAATGTGACTCTGACCTACCAGCTATATCTACAGGAAAATACCTCCGACGTGAGTTTTACGGAGAACTTGAGCGCCTCGCAAATGAACTCAATGCTGCGAGACCCAATCTTGTTTTGGCTTTGGGCGGCACAGCTTTGTGGGCTTTCACCGGCGTCAGTGCGATCAGTAAAAATCGTGGGGCAGTTTTACGATCCACAGGAGCTATCCACGCCGCGCTCAGCGGATACAAAATCCTGCCTACCTTTCATCCAGCAGCAATCTTTCGAGATTACTCTCTGCTCCCAATTGCCTATGCGGACTTCGCCAAAGCCGCCCGCGAGCGAGAGTTTCCAGAAATCATCCGCCCCCAGCGGCGTATCTATATCGAGCCGTCCATTTCCGACCTCGACCAATTCCTCATTCGTTGGCGCGACGCCAAATTCCTCGCAATCGACATCGAAACGCGCGGCGACGCAATCACATGCATCGGCTTCGCTCCGACCACAACGGAAGCGCTCGTAATTCCGTTCGAGGATCTTCGAAAACAAGGTGGCTCATACTGGCCTACCCCGTTTCAAGAGAAACAAGCTCTGGCGCGTGTTCGGAACTTCTGTCAGCTTCCAGCTCGCAAAGTTTTTCAAAACGGGCTTTACGACCTACACTTTCTCTGGCGCCGTTATGGTATCACAGTCGCCAACCCAAGTGACGACACCATGCTTCTCCATCATGCACTTCAACCCGAGTCGCCAAAAGGCCTAGCGTTCCTTGGGTCAATTTACACCAACGAGGCCTCATGGAAACTCATGCGCACACAAACTATTAAGAAAGAGGGATGAAATGTTTAAGGGCGGTTATTACTATCTCGCGTCTCCATACTCTCATCCAGACCCCGCGCTTCGTGCCGTCCGCTTCCACGAGGCCCAACTCGCCGCCTGGAAACTGATGCAATTCGGAGTGACAGTTTACTCCCCAATCGCAGCGTGGCATCCAGCAGTTGAAAAATTCGGGGCGCCGACCGATGCGGACTCGTGGTGGCAACACAACAAAGGATTTCTCTTCAAATCCGATGGAGTAATCGTATTGACTCTCGCGGGGTGGAAAGAGAGCATTGGCGTCGGGCAGGAACTTGAGTATGCAAAAGAGCATGCACTTCGTATTTATTATGCGAGTCGGGAAGGCGAAGAAGTGGTTCTCAGGAGCCGGCCATGAAAGTCATTCGCACAGAAGAGCTTACAGAAAACTCGCTTTCGTCTTCAGTCGAAAAGCTTTGGGTTTACAATGGCCTCGATTGTTGCGTCACGCTCGAGGTCTTTGAGGCCATCGAACCGCAACTCGACAACACCTCCCGCGCAACGTATGAGTTCTCCAAAGCCTTACAAGGTCCGATTTTGGAGATGAACATGCGCGGGGTTCTCATCGACCCGGACGAGGTTCAAAAATCCCTGGCGGCCTACGAGACCGACATCGCACGACTTATTTCTCAATTTAACCGTCTTGTTAACGAAGGCTTTGGCCTCACCATCAACCCTGCATCGCCCGCGCAACTTAAACATCTTTTTTACGATGTAATGCGGTTGCCAGTCGTGAAAAAACGGAACACGCAGGGTGGTTACGGGCCGTCCGTAGACCGCAATGCATTGGAGAAACTCAGCGTCCATTTCCATGCCCAGCCTATTATTGCCCACATTCTCGCGATCCGCGATTTGCAGAAAAAGATATCTTTCCTCCGCACCGAGCGTGACGGGGACGGACGGCTCCGGACATCGTTCAATATTGCAGGCACCACAACTGGCCGACTTGCATCGGCGCTCTCCGACTTTGGCACTGGCACTAATCTTCAAAACATCGACCGGCGCCTCCGCAGGGTTTTCATCCCCGACCCTGGAATGAAATTCTGCAACGTCGATCTTGAGCAAGCCGACTCCCGCAACCTTGGTGCGATGGAGCTAACCCTTTTTGGCGACGCCCGCTATCTCGATGCCTGCGAGTCCGGGGACTTGCACACTGCAGTTTGTCGAATGGCCTGGACCGAACTTGCTTGGACTGGCGACCCCAAAGCCGACAGGAAGATAGCGGATCAAATCGCGTATCGAGATATGTCCTACCGCGATCTTGCAAAACGCCTCGGGCATGGCACAAATTATGAAGGGCAACCTGCGACCATGGCCATGCACAGCAAGATTCAAGTCGAAATGGTGAAGCAGTTTCAGCTTCGTTACTTCGCGGCATTCCCCGCGCATCAACGCTATCACCAGTGGATACGCGAAGAAATTCGCCGCACTGGCCAACTTACAACTTTGTTCGGGCGGCGAAGATATTTCTTTGGCCGCCGCGATGACCCAACTGTTATTCGCGAAGCTGTTGCCTATATTCCGCAGTCAATGACAGCGGATGAAATCGACCATGCTCTAATCCGCATCTGGCGTGACGACATTGCCACCCCACTACTTCAAGTCCATGACTCAATCCTCTTCCAATACCCAGCAAAAGACGAAGCCATTATCATCCCCGAGATCCTCAAGCGAATGCGTGTCGAGTTAGATCTTCCGGGCGGTCGGAAGTTTTCAGTTCCCGCCGAAGCTAAAGTTGGTTGGAACTGGGCTGACGTTGAATACGATGATGCTGGTAATGTCAAGGGGAACGAATATGGGCTCGTCAAGTGGCGGGGTGCCGACAACCGCAATGCCCCTCGGCCCGCGGCGATTAGCTTCTTGGATCGACTCCTTCGTTGATTTCACTGAGGGCCTCGGTGTCCCGCGTCTTTTCCAGAAATGGACTGCTGTGGCCACAATTGCGGGCGCACTTGAACGCAAGGTCTGGATTGAAACCGATCGCGGTAAAATATGGCCCAATATGTATACCATCCTTGTTGGGCCTGCAGGCGTCGGCAAATCTCTTCCACTCAACGAAAGCGAACGGCTTTGGCGATCCCTTGAGGATCACCATTGTGCCCCAACGTCACTTAGCAAAGCCGCCATGATTGACGCAATGAGTGACTCTACGCGTAGGGTAATTGTAGGAAAGGAGTATATGGAGTTCAACTGCCTCCTCGCCAACATCAGCGAATTCGGCGTGTTCCTGCCAGCATATGAGAACGATTTTATGAACGTTCTCATCACATTTTGGGACGGCTCGGTTTACGAAGAACGGCGTCGGACGAAGGAACTAAAAATCAAGATTGAGAGGCCGCTACTCAACATTCTTGCCGGCTCTACCCCGAGTTACATTTCATCTCTACTTCCCGAAGGTGCCTGGGATCAAGGCTTTCTTTCCCGCACCATTCTTGTCTATGCCGGGCAGGCACAGAAGGTCAACCCGTTCGGAGGTCGGACACTCGACGACGCTGGATACGATGTTCTTTCCCACGACCTCCGCGTGCTTGGACAGCGGGCAGGGAAACTCCACGTATCTTCCGAGGCACAAACTGCAATCACAAACTGGTATCTTTACGACACCTCCGCGCCAGACCACCCTAAACTTACCAGCTATGTTTCCAGGCGCCTAGTCCATTTGCTCAAGCTTTGTATAGTCTTTGCGGTAGATAGACCTAATAACCACGTGGTCGAGCTTCAGGATTTCATTCAGGCGAACGACCTTCTCACCGAAACCGAAACAGCGATGCTTGACCTATTCCGGGCAATGCGCGGCGGTGGCGATGGGCAGATTCTCGACGAACTCTGGCACTTCGTTTACACCATAACCGCAAAAGAAAAAAAGCCGGTGGCAGAACACCGGCTAGTTAATTTCTTGTCCGAACGTGTCCCTTCACATAATGTGATGAAGATGCTTGAAATCGCTCTTAAGTCTGAAATGCTTAGCGTGCGGATGAGCGAGACCGGACTTAATGTATACTCGCCGGGACGAAAAACCTAACGTCGGTTTCCTTCGAGAATTTGCCGGATCACCCGAATATCTCCTTTCATCTCCGCAATCGTGTCGCGATCAATATTTCGTCCGGTCTCAAGCCGATCAATTCTCGTGCGATGGTCATCTACCCGGCTAATCAACGCCCGCACATCCCCTTGCAGCAACG